TCTACTTGGTGTGTTCTGGGGATGCGAATATGTATCGTCCACCACTGGTGAGACTATTTTCTCAAATAGCTGGCCCGGTTCTGGCGCGGATTCTAATCATCCCGTCAAAGCCTTCGTGTATGACAACCCAATGCAGACATTTGTTATCTGCTCAGACGCTTCACTAACTAGCGAAGCAACTGCGCGGGGTCATGTGTTCGCAAACGCAAACTTTGCGGCTGGTGCTTCTGGTTCTTCAACCACAGGTATCTCATCTGCTAAGTTGGGTGTTAGCACAATCGCCGCCACGGCAGCATTGCAACTGCGTATTATGGGTATTCAAGATGACCCAGAAAATGCAGACTTTACTGCGGCTGGTATCCCTGTAATTGTTCGATTGAATAACAGCTTCAACTCCGCCAACGGCGCGATTGTTGCTGGTACTCCATCGACTACTGGCGTTTAAGGAGGTCTAAAGAATGGCTATTTCTCGCGCACAACTAGCGAAAGAGCTAGAACCGGGCCTCAACGCGTTGTTTGGTATGGAGTACAATCGGTACGAAAACCAACACGCGGAGATCTACACAACAGAATCTTCTGATCGAGCATTCGAAGAGGAAGTAATGTTGAGTGGGTTCGGAGCGGCACCTACCAAATCGGAAGGTTCCTCTGTCAACTTTGACGACGCTAACGAGGCCTACACTGCTCGTTACAACCACGAAACTATTGCGCTGGCATTCTCAATCACTGAGGAAGCTATCGAAGACAATCTGTATGATCGTCTTGGTTCGCGTTATACTCGTGCGTTGGCTCGTTCAATGGCTCACACAAAGCAAGTTAAGGCCGCTGCGGTTCTTAACAACGCATTTACTGCTGGCGCTTCTGCTGGCGGTGACGGTGTTGCGCTTTGTGCGACAGACCACCCGTTAACTAACGGTGGTACTTTTGCCAACGAACCAGCAGTAGCTGCGGATTTGAACGAGACATCTCTTGAAGATGCCCTTATCAATATCGCAGGTTTTGTTGATGAGCGTGGTTTGAAAGTTGCACTTCGTGGCACAAAACTACTCATCCCGCGTCAACTGCAATTTATTGCAGAACGCTTGATGGTTTCAAACCTTCGTGTTGGAACAGCAGACAATGATACGAACGCGATTCGTTCTATGGGAATGTTGCCTAACGGTTATGCCGTTAACGACTTCCTAACGGACCCTGATGCGTTCTTCATCATGACGGATGCGCCTCGTGGAATGATCCACTTTGAGCGTACTCCTCTGTCTACCAACATGGAAGCAGACTTCGACACAGGTAACATGCGCTTTAAAGCGCGTGAGCGTTACAGCTTCGGCTTTAGCGACCCACGTTGCGTATTCGGTTCCCCCGGAGCGTAAAACGTGCTATAGTTCGGGAGGGTTTCATATGACCTCCTCCCAAACTGGGGGCTACTTCGGTAGCCCCTTTCTTTTTGTATAGATCTCATGTATTGTTTTAGTATCCCTGACAGTCGCATGGTGTGGCTGACTAACCCAGACAGGAGATCAACATGGGTACGACAACTTTTTCAGGTCCTATTCGGGCTGGTAACATTCGCAACACAACGGGCACTACTGTTGGGTCAGACATAGCAAACGTAGGTTATGTTGTAATGACTCAACAACATGTAATGGATATTTCTGGCGGCGCTGTCGCAGCAGAAGCCACAAATGTAGTAATCCCTGCCAACTCAAAAATCGTAGATATAATTATTGATTTAGAAGTGGCGGCTAACACCACAACAAATATTAGTGTTGGTGATACTGTAGGCGGCGCAGCAACTCTCGTTAATGCGGTTGCTTCTGGAACTACCGTAGGCATTAAAGCGTTAGGTGCTTCTGGCGGTGGTACACTTACATGGAAAAACACTGGTACATCTGATTTGAAATTAACAGCTACCTCAAGCGCAGGTACGAATGCGGGATCAGTTGTTATAACAGTGATGTATGCTCAAGCGTTTAATACGGCTATTCAACCTTAATAGGAGACTTTTATGGCTGGTCCAGTAACAGCATATAATTGGGTTCAAGGAACAACGGCAGCGATTGTTGGCCCGACTCGTTCTCGACTCCGTCAAGTAGTTATTTACGCTGCTGCCGCGGGTGCGTTTACGATCAAGAACGGGGACGCCAGTGGAGATGTTCTGCTTACGCAAACATTTCCCGTGGGTCATCACGTTATGAACATTCCGGATGATGGCATCGTAGCCAGCGCGGGAGTGTACATCGCTGCATTCACGGGTTCTGCAAACCAACTCACGATTATCTTGTCGTAGGTGGCGAGATGGTTGGTAGTGAGGTAACATCGTTTTACTCACAAACTTCGGCAGCGTTGGTTCAACGGCGCTGTCGGCTACAAGGTGTGCTTTTGACCTATGAGTCTGGAGCCACTGGGAATGTCGTACTTTATGACAACGCGTCAGAAGCGTCAGGAAAAGTATTACTCAGAGTCGATGAAACTTCTCAAGGTATGGACGAGATATTTCTCCCTGGGGATGGTATACTAGCTAAAAAAGGTGTGTACGCTTCGATTCCTGCTAACACCACTATATCATTGATTGTGGAGTAGTTATGGCAAAGATCGACAAGTCCAAGATGAAATGCAACAAGCCTAAGCGCCAGATATCTGGTGGAAAAAAGTCGGTTGTTAAAGCTTGTGCTAAAGGTAAAGAAAAAATAATTCGATTTGGCGATGCCAATATGACCATTAAGAAGGACAACCCTAAACGCAGAAAGTCTTTTCGAGCTCGTCACGGTTGTGACAAGGGAACTTTGGATAAACTAAAGGCCAAGTATTGGTCGTGTAAGGCGTGGTGATGAGGGTTGATTTTAATAACGTTGCGTCAATTCTGACTGTTGGACTTCTGAGTTGGGGCGCATTGCAGCTTTATCAACTCAAAGCTGAAACAGCGGTAATCACTTATCGGGTCGGTGAAAACTACGATATGATCAAGCCTATGTGGCAGGATTTTTTAGTAAGGAGCGCACGGTATAATGAGCATCAGCAGAACATCCATTCCGTTCCAGGTATCCAAGCCTCCAGAGGAAATCAGTAATGGCAGAAAAAAAGACAAAAAAGGACGCGTGTTACCGAAAGGTAAAAGCCCGGTACAAGGTGTGGCCCAGCGCCTACGCTTCGGGGGCCCTGTCGAAATGTCGAAAGGTAGGGGCCGCAAACTGGGGAAACTCTACTAAAAAGAATAAGAAGGCTGACGGCGGATTGATTGCTTCAGTTGACAACCCCAAACGTCCCGCAAAGAATCGGTATAAAGAGGGTGGTATAATCGCTTCGGGTTGTGGCTGCGTAGAAGAAGGCAAGCGTAAAAGTACGAGGCATTTCTGATGGCGAAGAAGAAAAACTCTTTGCGGGAATGGTTTTCTCAGAACGATGGGAAGGGCTGGGTTGATTGTAAAACAGGAAAGCCTTGTGGTCGCAAAAAGGGTGAGAAGAGAAAAAGTTACCCAGCGTGTCGGCCTACTATGGCGCAATGTACGTCTGCTTCTAAAAAGAAAAAGTCGTCAAAGAGAATAAGTTGGAAGAACAAGAAAGCTGATGGCGGATTGGTGAGAGTGTATTGATACGAGAATGGGCAGAAGAACTATCAAGGCCCACCGCGCATACTAACGGTGTAGCGGCCTGTCCTTTTGCTTTGCCTGCGGTTCAAAACCATGAAGTGAAGATTTTAGTGTCGGATGGATTGTGGTCGGATGTTCTGCACGAGACATCTAAATTCTTCAACACTGGATACAAAGTTACGATGGTCTTTGATTATGACTACGATTACGACTATGATCGATTAGAAGAGGAATGTATGGCGCTCAACAAGTTTTTTGCGTCAGTAGGAATTGACATATGGCTGCTCGCGTATTTGAGAGAGCATGCCATTGTTTTTATACAGCGTTGGTCTGAGTTAGAAAACGCTGCTGCAAAGTTGGAAAAACTAGGGTATTATACAAACTATGATCCCCAAGATTATGAACGGCACATCTTAGGCCGTAGAAACAGGAGTATATAAAATGCCAGGTAAAGATTTCCCTGATTTAACCGGAGACGGTAAGGTAACACAGGCAGACGTTCTTAAAGGGCGTGGAGTTAAAGGCATGATGCGCGGTGGTAAAGTAAACGGCATGATGCGCGGAGGCCCTGTAAAAATGATGCGTGGTGGTAAAGTAAACGGCATGATGCGCGGAGGCAAAGTCGGATACATGAACGGTGGTTGTGTAATGGCTGGTCGCGGCGTTCGTGACACAAACATGAGTTAACGATATGGCAACTTCAGGATCAAGAGACTTTAATCTCGATGTCGGTGAGATAATCGAGGAAGCATATGAGCGGTGCGGACTAGAGGTTCGCACTGGCTATGATGCGCGGACAGCGCGTCGGTCCTTGAACCTGATGTTTGCGGATTGGGCAAACCGTGGGATCAACATGTGGACCGTTGAGCAGGGGACAATCACCCTTACGCAAGGTCAAGCAGCGGAAACATTGCTGCCGGATGTAGTTGATGTTTTGGAGATTGTTCTTCGCAGGGACAATACGGATTATGAAGTCCAGCGGATCAGTCGTGGGGATTACGTTACTTTGCCTAACAAAACGACTCAGGGTCGGCCTAGTCAGTTTTGGTTCAACAGGCAGATTAATCCTGTAATTAACTTATGGGCTGTTCCTGAGAACTCTACGGATCAAATTATCTACTACTATGTGCAACGGATTGAGGACGCAGATAATCTTGTCAACACTACTGACATGCCTTTTAGGTTTTATCCTTGTATGGTTGCTGGTCTTGCTTACTATCTTGCGATGAAGCGGGCTCCAGAGCGTTTACAGCTTTTGAAGTCTGTATACGAGGAAGAGTTCCAACGCGCTGCTGACGAGGACGAGGATCGAGTTCCTTTGAAGTTGCAGCCTAGCATTCGTTATTTGAGGGTCTAATGCCATACGCATCGGGTAAAAACGCATGGGGAATATCTGATCGGTCTGGTCGCCGTTACCGTCTGCGTGAGATGCAGGTTGAGTGGACGGGTGCCAAGGTAGGTCCTGACGAGTTTGATCCCAAGCACCCACAATTATTTCCTCCTAAAGCTTCTCCAGATCCGCAGGCTCTTCGTAATCCACGACCAGATCAAGCAGAAGCATTACAGGTGTACGTTGACACTCCGACCGTCGAAGCGCCTACATTGGAGCGTATTCGTGCGATAGGTAAGGTCGGCATAGTGACGGTGACAACATGACAATGACATACGGCGAACTGAAGCAAGCCATTCAGGATTACACCGAGAACGACGAGACAACGTTTGTGAACAACCTGCCCTTGTTTATTAGGTTGGCGGAGGAGCGCATACTTAAAAGTGTGCAGTTAAATCTGTTTCAAAAGAATCAAGCGGGGAATATGACGACGGGAAATCAGTATTTGGCTGCTCCGTCTGATTTTCTTGCTCCGTTTTCGTTGAGCATCGATGTGAGTGGGGATGCTGAGTTCCTGTTATTTAAGGACTTAGACTTTGTACAGACATACACCCCCGATCCGACGACGACGGGACAACCGAGATACTACGCCCAGTTCGACGTTGATAACTTTATTTTGGCTCCAACTCCTAACGCTAACTACACTGTGGACATACATTATCTGTATCGCCCAGCCTCTTTGACTGCTGGGGCAGACAGCGGCACCAGTTGGTTGAGTACAAATGCTGAAATAGCTTTGCTTTACGGATCGTTGGTAGAAGCGTATACATTTATGAAAGGGGATCCGAACCTTATGCAGATGTATATGCAACGCTATGGCGAGGGTGTCTCCAGACTGAAGAACTTGGGCGAGGCTCAAGAGACAATAGACGAGTACCGTTATGGTACTTTGAGGACTCCTAGATCATGATGCCAGGTTTAGAATTATCAAACGACTTTAAGGTAGAGGTACACACCACTCAAGGTCGAGGCTTTTCTCCGGAAGAAGTCGCAGAACGGTGTGCTGATAAAATTATTTCTGTTTCGGATGGCTCGCATCCTGCAATACAGGCGCAAGCAAATGCGTTTAAAAAGCAGGTTGTAAAGGTCGTAGAGTTTTATTTACGAGAAGCTATCAAAAGTGACAGAACTACGATATATAATGCACTCACAGACGCAGGGCACCCAGAGCTTGCGGAACTTATAAGGAGAATGTGACATGTCTTTTGACCAAAACTTCATGTGCTCATCATTCAAGAAAGAACTCTTGTTCGGTGTCCACGACTTTGATCTCGCTAATGGAGACACCTTTAAATTGGCGCTATACACTAACAGTGCTGTACCAACAGATTTTGGTGGAACTGGTAGTGTTATGAACGCATCTGTTGAAACCTATAACGCGACTAATGAGGTTAGTGGAACGGGATATACGGCGACGGGTGCAGCGTTAACTAACATTGATCCGTCTCTTCCGGCATCTCCAGGCACTACCGCGATTACAGATTTTGAAGATCTGACGTTTTCTACGGCGACGATTACGGCGCGTGGAGCAGTGATTTATAACACCACTCCGAATACCACATCTCTTTCGGTAACTAATCCGGCAGTTGTTGTGTTAGATTTTGGCGCGGACAAAACGTCAACGGCAGGGAATTTCACCATTGTTTTTCCAACAGCGGACGCAAGTAACGCTATAATCCGGATAGCCTAATGGCAGATATCATCGTTCCAATCGGCGGTTGGTCCCGCTTCGGTTGGGGCGATATGCCGTGGGGTCAAACAGACCTTCCTAAAGCAACAGGTTCAGTTGGTTCCGTAACAGTTGTTGCGGAGGCTAATGTGCCTGTAACTGGGTTGGAAGCCACCGCGTCGGTGGGAACAGTGACCGTTGTAGCGAAAGCCAACGTGTTCCCGACGGGGGTAGAGGCGACAGGGCAGGTAGGAACAGCTACCGTTATTGGTAATGCCAATATCTCTGTTACTGGTTTAGCCGCCACGGGCAATGTCGGCACTGTTACAGTGGATGCCGACGCAATCGTCCCCGTAACTGGGCTTGAAGCTACAGCAGCGGTCGGCGCCGTCACGGTAACAGCAGCGGCGCGTGTCCTGCCTTCAGGTCTTGAGGCTACGGGCAACGTTGGCGGTGTTACTGTTGAAACAATTTCGTTTATTGATGTCACTGGCGTTGAGGCCACAGGAGCCGTTGGCTCTGTTACCGTTAGCGGCGGTGCATCTGTTAATGTCACTGGAGTATCTGCCACGGGGCAGGTTGGTCAGGTTCTTGTTTGGGGACGTATTGTTCCAAATCAAGATCCGAGCTATACTCCCGAACAACCAACACAATCCCCTGGGTGGTCTAGCGAAACTCCTTCGCAATCTCCAGGTTGGACCCGAGAAGCAGCATAGGATAAAAACATGCCTAGTACATATACATTAAATAACGGTATCGAGCTCATTGGCACAGGTGAACAGTCCGGCACATGGGGCGATACAACAAACATTAACTTTCAGCTTGTTGATACCGCGCTTGACGGTCAGGTTTCGATAAATCTGACTTCAACGGGGACCTCCGGATCTCCAAACCTTTTAGAGATTAGCGACGGCGCAACATCTAGCGGTCGTAATCGGTTGGTTATCTTCACAGGGACACCTGGGGCAGCGGACGCAGATGTTTTTGTTCGTTTAGATCCAAACGATGCAGAAAAGATTATATACGTCCGGAATAATCTTGGTGGAACACGGGTTATTAGGTTGTTTCAAGGCACATATAGTGCGTCCAACGACTACGACGTTCCTCAAGGAACGACAGCGGTTGTGTTTTTCAACGGGGCTGGAACTGGCGCGGTAGCGGCGAACGTCTTTAACAACGCGTTTTTTGATAGCCTACGCTTGGGTGGTGTGTCGGTAGACAAGATTCTTGACGAGGACAACATGGCGTCTGATGACGCGGCGGCGTTGGCAACACAGCAGTCAATCAAGGCGTATGTAGATAGTCAGGTAGGCACGGTTGATACGCTTTCTGAGATTCTAGCAAATGGCAATACGTCTGGTGGCACAAACATCCAGATGACAACGACTGATGAACTTCAGTTCCGCGACACTGCTTTGAAGATTAGTTCTTCTGCCGATGGTCAGCTTGACATTGACGCGGATACTGAAATTGAGATTGTTGCTCCGACTGTTGATATTGATGCGTCTACGGCTATGACGATTGATACAGCGGCTCTTACAGTTACGGGAGCCGTGGACCTTAATACCTCACTTAATGTGGACGGAACTGTTACATCAGACGGTGTTACAGTTGCAGGCAACCTGTCAGTCGATGGCGGCACGATTAATCTAGACGGGAATTATCCTGTTGGTACAGGCAACGTGGCATTGGGTAATCAGGCGGGTGATGCACTAGCCTCTGGCGGTAATTATAATGTAGCGTTGGGAAGTGCAGCGTTGTCCGCGGTTACTACTGGAGATCAAAACGTAGCGATAGGAAACGGAGCTTTACAAGTTTCGACCGCATCTTCGAACACTGCGATTGGTTATCTTGCAGGGGGGTCTTTGACTACGGGATCTTCGAATGTTGCATTGGGGGTAAATGCTCTTAACGACATGGTTTCTGGGGCAAATAACACAGTTGTCGGAAAGCAGGCAGGAGATGCGCTTGGCGATGAAATCGTAGCTACAGCTATTGTTTCTGGGGTAAGCTACACCATTCAAACTCTTGGGACGACAGACTTCACCCTAATTGGTGCGTCGTCCAACACTGTAGGCGGCACATTCACTGCTACAGGTGCGGGTTCTGGAACAGGTACGGCTTCGGCTAACGCTAATTACAACACGTTTGTCGGGCATCAATCAGGGGACGTAATTGTTGGCGGCTCAAAGAACAGTATTCTAGGTCGGTTTGACGGCAACCAAGGTGGCTTGGACATCCGCAACAGCGACAACCACATTGTTCTTTCAGACGGGGACGGGAATCCTCGATTATACTTTGACGATTCTGGGAATGCTACGTTTGCTGCTGCGCTAGACGTATCTAGCGGCACGATCAAGCTGGACGGGAATTATCCTGTTGGTACAAACAACGTGGCGCTTGGTGATACTGCGCTTGATAGCATTGCTTCTGGCGGAACAAGAAACACAGCGATTGGTTTTGCTGCTGGAACGGCACTGACCACACAAGGCTACAACGTCTTCGTTGGCTCTTATTCTGGGGATGGTGCGACTGGCAGCAGTAACGTAGCAGTTGGTGATGTTACGCTGAGAAATGCGTCAGGTAGCTTTAATACCGCCATTGGTGGCGAGGCTCTCACCTCTATCACCACCGCCAGCAACAACACAGCCGTTGGGTATCAAGCTGGTTATGCTAATACTACTGGAACGGACTTGACGGCTATTGGCTACCAAGCACTTGATGCCAACACCACGGGTAACTACAGCACCGCAGTTGGCTACTCCGCTTTGGGTGCAAACACCACGGGCAGTGCTAACGAAGCGTTTGGTCGTGAGGCATTGCGCCTAAACACCACTGGCTCAAATAACACGGCACTTGGTTATCGCACCCTTGATGTGAACACATCTGGCGGTAGCAACGTAGCTGTCGGTCAGTTTGCTTTGGGAAACAACACCACCGCCAGCAACAACACTGCCGTTGGGTATCAAGCTGCTTATAGTAATAATACTGGGACAGATATAACAGCAATCGGTTATCAAGCACTAAAAGATGCAACAGGCGGTTACAACACGGCAGTAGGCACAAGAGCAGGAACAGCCACGACTACTGGTACATTTAACACTGCGATTGGTCGTGATGTTATGACGGGTATTCTTACTGGTGATCGAAATACTGCGGTGGGCAACGCCGCTTTAAATGCAAATACTTCGGGTGGGTCTAACGTAGCGGTAGGCGATAACGCTCTAGTTTTGAACACGACAGGTGAGTACAATACAGCGGTGGGTCGTCAGGCTCTTTATTTACAAACAACTGCATCCTACAACACGGCTGTTGGTTACCAAGCAGGTGACGCTCTTACAACAGGCGTACAGAACACGGCTATTGGTGTTGGTGCTATTGGTGGAACAACAACGGGTAATTACAACACCGCTGTTGGTACAAACTCATTGTATGTGGCAAGCACCGCAAGCAACAACACGGCTCTTGGTTACTCTACGCTTCATAGTAACACTGGCGGCAATAACACGGCTGTTGGGCATCAAGCACTTTATACAAACACCACCGCCAGCAGCAACACTGCTGTTGGCTATCAGGCTGGGTATAGTAACCAGACGGGTGCTTATTTAACTGCCACGGGGTATTTTGCACTTAGGTCCAGTACGGCTGATGGTAACACAGCGATGGGGTGGAATGCGGCGGGTGCAACATCAACTGGGGCTTACAACACGGTCCAAGGTTTCAGTGCTTTAGCAGCAAATTCTTCAGGGAGTTACAATGTAGCAGTTGGTGCAAATGCTCTTCTCACCAATAGCTCAGGCACAAACAATACTGCTTTAGGTACTGACGCACTCCGTTTAAGCACAACCGCAGGTGAAAATACTGCACTTGGGCATCAAGCCGCATACTCCAACACCACAGGTCATTCTGTTGTCGCCATTGGCTATCGCGCAAGTTATGTAAACAGCACCTCTATTCGACACATTGCCATTGGTTATCAAGCCAACTACGGCGGCACTTCCACAAATGACATGGTTGCGGTTGGTTATCGTGCGGCATACACAGCCTCCGCAACAACGGCAAATAAAGACAACTCTACGTTTATCGGTCATTCTTCTGGTGAGGCGGGGTCTGTTACAACTGGCCCAAGAAATAGCTGCACATACGTTGGGCATGAATCTGGTAAGCAAGGTTCTCACACGACAGGCAACTTTTCGCAAAACGTAGGTATTGGCAGCAGCGCACTGAAAGCCAACTCGGCTACTACGGGAAGCGTTTATTACAACACTGCCGTTGGCAGTGGTGCCGCACAGTGGAACGGATTGACAACTCAAACCGCTACTGCAAACACCGCAATAGGCTACAATGCTTTGCGAGGCGATAGCTTTACTGGAGCAAGTAATAACACCGCAGTGGGTTACAATGCTGGGTTATCGGTTACTAACGGTAGAGAAAACACCTTTATAGGCTCGGACGCAGGTGAATCTGCTACGAGTGCAAATGCCAACGTCATGATTGGTTATCAGGTCGGTAAACAGCTTACTGGCGGCGAAATGAATGTTGCAATAGGGTCTACCCTGTCAGGCACCGCTGCCGCTGCGGGGGAAAACATTACTACAGGCAGCAACAACACGTTTATTGGACAAGGCGCGGGTAAGGCAGTTACTACAGGTAGCCTAAACACCCTTATAGGTAAAAATGCAGGAGGTAACTTACAGACAGGCGATAGAAACCTTTATGTGGGTTATAACATTCAAGCCTCAAGTGCCTCTGTAAGCTCTGAAATGACTATTCATAGCGGTAACGCAACAGTCTATGGTAAAGGTACAGGTACAGGGTTTATTAAGGTTTCTAATGAGTCTGGAGGGTCGGGGACTCTTTACCAAGGCAGCAATTCTACAACTTGGGCAACTGTGTCTGACCGCCGCCTAAAGAAAAATATAACCGATAGCACAGTTGGTTTGACTGAATTAAACCAACTTCAAATACGCAACTTTGAATATCGCTCCCCCGAAGAAATTTCTGAACTTCCAACACACCAAGCTGTGGATGTCGATGGAACTCAAGTCGGTGTAATAGCGCAGGAAATACAGGAAGTATTTCCTAGTTGTATCAAAGAAGAATCCACTGGTGTTTTAAGGGTGGATTCAGATGCCATCACTTGGCATCTTGTCAAAGCAGTACAAGAGCTTTCTGCGAAAAATGATGAGTTGGAAGCTCGTTTAGCCGCACTGGAAAGTGCATAACTGTAACCAGTCAGAAAAGGAGAAACAAATGACTGATACACCAACTGCGGAAGAAATCGCACAACACTACACAGCCATGGGTCACTCTGTTGATCTAATCAACGACATCGTTGCGGGAAACCAAGATGCCATTATCGACGCAGAAGATCGTCAAGGCACTGTTAATCGTAATGTAGAGCATCTACAATTGATGGTCGCAAAAGACTTCTGGACAACGGAAGATATGACCGCAGCAAACGCGGCTATCACTGCGGGTAATGGTTACACTGCATCTTAAACTTTAACATAGGAGACTTGTGATGGGAAAAAATGAAAAGACCCCGATCACCGTCAACGACATCGAATACAACGTCGAAGACATGAATGACACTCAAAAGGCATACCTGAACCACGTTCAGGATTTGGACCGCAAGCTGGGCAACGCTCAGTTCAACTTGGACCAACTGTCTATTGGGCGTCAGAAGTTCGTTGAACTCTTGGCTGACGCTCTGGAAAATCCAGAGGAAGTCGAAGAGGCGGAAGTTGTAAACTAGGAGTGCTAAATGCCACTAACCAAACTCCAGTTCCGACCAGGAATTAACCGTGAAACTACGTCGTACTCCAATGAGGGCGGGTGGTTTGATATGGATAAGGTTAGGTTTCGGTTTGGCTTTCCAGAAAAAATAGGTGGGTGGGAGCCTAGTTCTTCCACCTACTTTTTAGGTACATGCCGTGCATTGCACCCATGGGTCGCGCTCCAAGGTGAGCGGTACTTGGGCGTTGGTACGCACCTAAAGTATTACATAAACGAGGGCGGTGGATATAACGATATTACTCCGATCCGAGTCACTACGTCTGCGGGGGATGTGACGTTTTCTGCTGCGGCGAACACTTTAAGCGCGGATGTGGCTATTGATGCCGACGAGATTACCTTATCTTCGTCCACAGGTTTTCCCGAATCTGGACGTATAAAAATAAACAACGAAATAATTACTTATGCTGCTATATCAAGCAACGTATTACAGGGTTGTTTACGAGGCCAATCACTCACCACACCAGCAGCACACAGTTCTGGTGCCGCAGTTTTATGTGCAACAATTACAGTAACAGATGCTGCCCATGGCGCTTTAGAGTCTGACTTTGTAACGTTTTCAGGTGCTGTTACGTTGGGGGACAATATAACAGCCGCCATTTTAAACCAAGAATATCAAATTACGTCTGTTTTAAATGTTAATTCTTACTTAATTGAAGCTCGAGTGGTTTCTACCATCCCTAGTATAACTACCTCATCAGGCTTGGTTCCTACAGTTACAGTTACAGATCCTGTTACAGGAATAGATGTCGTTTCTAGCGGTTTTGTTTTTGCGTCCACAAGTGACAGCGGGAACGGAGGCTCTAGTGTCGTGGGCGCATACCAGATCAACACGGGCCTTGACACGACAATTACGGGCGTGGGTTGGGGCGCGGGAACGTGGGGTCGCGGAGCTTGGGACAGTGCTGCAAACTTAACCACATCGGGTCAAACCCTTCGCATTTGGTCGCATGATAACTTTGGTGAGGATCTGCTTATAAACGTGCGCGACGGCGATTTATTTTATTGGGACAAAACCAACGGCACAAGCACAAGAGCCGTGGAACTTGCTTCGTTAACAGGTGCCAACACTACTCCGATCATAGCTAAAAAGGTTCTGGTTTCGGACCGTGATCGGCACATCATCGCGTTTGGTTGCGACAGTGAGCTTAATCCTGGGGTTCAGGATCCGTTGCTCATACGGTTCTCGGACCAAGCTTCTTTAACCGAGTGGAACGCTACGGCAACTAATACGGCTGGGGACTTGCGCCTCGGTTCTGGGTCCGAGATCATTACGGCTGTTGAAACACGACAGCAGGTACTGGTGTTTACGGATGTATCGTTGCATGCGATGCAGTTCCTTGGGCCCCCATTTACCTTTGGTATCAATACTGTGTCTGAAAACATCACGATTGCTGGTCCGTTGGCGTCTATTGCGGTTGAGGACAACGTGTATTGGATGGGTGCAGAAGAGTTTTATGTCTACGGCGGTGCGGTGCAGCGGTTGCCGTGTACTGTTCGGGATTATGTGTTTAGCAACATTAACTCCGATCAGCTAGAAAAGGTTACAGCGGGTACGAACACAGCGTTTTCTGAGGTTTGGTGGTTCTATCCATCGGCTTCTAGCACTGAAAACGACAGCTACGTTGTGTACAACTACCAGCAGCAGATCTGGTATTATGGGTCGTTAAACCGTACATGCTGGTTGGATCGGGGCGTAGAAGATCTACCTGTTGCGGCGGCATCGGATCATGTTTTGTACTATCAGGAGCAGGGTTTTGACGACGGTAGTACAAACCCAGCTAGTGGTATCAGTGCGTACATCGAGAGTAGCCAGATGGATCTAGGCGAGGGGGATCAGTTTGCATTCTTGCGTCGTATGATTCCTGACCTAACATTCCGCGACAGCACCAATCAAACTCCACAGGCCACGATGACGCTCAAGACTCGTAATTTCCCTGGCGGTAACTATTTGCAGACTAACGCAAAGGTCGTGGAGAAAACTGCAACTGTTCCGGTGGAGCAGTTTACTGAGCAAGTGCATGTTCGACTAAGGGGCAGATCGTTTGCCTTTAAGATCGAAACAACGGATGCGGGCACAACGTGGCGGCTGGGTTCACCGAGGGTGGATATACAGCCAGACGGGATGCGCTAATGTCTCGTAACCTTGTCCTTCCTTTCTTTCCTGTTGCTCCGAAAGAGTATGACCAACAATATTTAGCAGAGATTGTTCGGGCGTTTTCTGTATACTTGGAGCAGATGCAGAACCCAGGGGAGGGGCGCAATACTTTTGCGGTATTTACTAATCTTCAAACAGATGACAGCGGACTGGAGCCGGGGGCTATCTTTAACCATGATGGTTATGTTAGAGTGCCCTTAGCTTATTCTCCGTATGTTCGTGGTTCACAAGCTACGGGCTCTGTCGGAACAGTAACGGTGACAACATGAGTGTAATTATAATGCCAGACGGCTCCCGCTGGAAACCTTCGACAAGTTCTGATACAGTCCATTGTGTGAACTGTACGAACGCGGTTGACACGCCGGAAGAAATTGCAAGCTACCCTGATGGTAATTGTCCAGATTGTGGACAGGCTTGGACAGGCGCAGAAAAACGTAGCACGATGATTACTGTGACCGCGCCTGAAGCTATCAAAGGGGAAGCGTAATGAGTTTAGGATCTATATTAGGTGGCATAGCAGGGTTATTAATTCCCGGCGGTGGAGCGGTAGCCTCGGCCATTGGATCCGGCTTGGGCGGTTTAATCATTGATAAGAAGAAACCCAAAGACGCTATTAAGGACGCTTTGATTGCTGGAGTTGGAGCTAAGGTCTTTGGACCTGCGATACAGGGCTCTGGAATTGGAAGCGCAATTACCGGAGGGTTTGGATCTCTTGGTTTAGGTACGCAGGCTGGTTTGCAACAGATGGCAACTCAACAAGCCGCGGCTCAAGCAATACAAGGCACAACGCAAGCTAACCTCTTAGCTCAAGGCTCACAGAAGGTTGCTGAAAAAGGTATTATGGACAAGGTTCTCGGAGGTAATCCGATGATGCTTTATACGGGGCTCACGGCCCTTGGTGCGGTTGAGGAGCTTACGAAACCAAAAAGCGGGTTAAATCAAGAGTTGTATGTCGATAGATATACTGGAAGACGCTTTAGCACTCCAGAGGCCCGAGACGAATACGAAGAAATGTTTAGGCGCAAGCATCAGTTTGAATACCCAGATGGCTTGCCTCCGCGTTCTGAGGGTTTTGCCCAAGGTGGATACATCGAGGGCCCAGGGACGGGGCGCAGCGATTCTATTCCGGCTACGATATACCAAGATGGACAGCCTGTGCAGGACGCCGCGTTGTCTGATGGTGAATTTGTAATGACAGAACGCGCAGTTAAAGGCGCAGGAAACGGTAATCGAGAGCAGGGCGCGGCTAAAATGTACGCCATGATGCGAGATTTTGAGCGAGGTGCAGCATAATGGCCGAAGGTAGTACACAAACAAGCATTCAGGATATTCCTGATTGGATGAAAAACTATATGTCTACGGCGGATTCCAACTATACTGGGATTCTCGACGAGGCAATGCGTCAGTATCGAGCTCGGTCGGGACAATTAACCGACCAACAACTTGCTGACCTTCAAATGCCTAACCGACAGGTTGCAGGCAGAACCCCTCTTCAAACGCAAGCAACGCAACTAGCGCAATCCGGTGTTGGTTCGTACTTGCCAATGCTACAAGCGGGAGCCGGGAGCGTAGGAGCGGGGGTCACGGGTCTTGGTACTGCGTTGCAAACAATGCAGCAGGGGTACAACCCGTTAGCTGCGGCGCAGCAAATGGTGACGGACTCATATACTGGGGCTGTTCCTTATCGTGATTTTGCTGTTGAGCAATTACAAGGTGCAATTCCTGAAGTACAAGCGGCTGCTCAAGCAGGGGTAGATGTTGCTGCGCTAGGCCGTCAAGGCGTAATAGAAGCTGGGCAACGTGGTGAACTTGCTGCGGCGGGTGGCGTTCGCGGAATAGCAGACGCTTCAAACATGGGCGTACAAGCTGGACAGGAAAGCTTCTGACATCCAAGACATTGGTGCGTTAGCACAACGCGCAGGTATGGGTGCAGGCGCAGACGTAATGAATTTAGGTCGAAAGGCCGAGGGCGTAGGTCTTGGGGCATTGGAACAGTTGCCTGAATACGGGCAGCGCATGGAAAGCCAAGGGCAGCAGACCGCGCAGAACATTTTAAAGGCTGGTAGTGCGGCTGACGAGCTAGGCCAGTTTGGTTTAAGCGCGGCACAGGCTGGTATATCCGGCCTTCAAGGGTCGGCGGCAGAGTTTGATCCGTCAGCTATTGGCGATTACATGAACCCATACGAGCAGTCGGTGATTGACGCCGCTATGGCGGATGTGGCTCGCGCTGGGCAACAACAACAGAATCAACTTGGTGCAACAGCCGTTGGTGCGGGGGCCTTTGGTGGCTCGCGCCAAGGTATTGAAGGCGCGGAGATTAGTCGAAACGTGTTAGACCAGCAGGCTAAGACTGCTGCGGGAATGCGTCAGGCTGGATATGAGAGCGCGTCTCAACGAGCTCAAGCCGCATACGAAGCGGCCAAAGGTCGGCAGCAATCAGCGGCGGGTCTTATGGGTCAACTTGGTCAAGCGGGTGCGGGCACAGGGTTGCAAGCTACGCAGACGGGTATGTCGGCAGCAGGTCAAGCCGGACAAGCGGCTATGCAAGGTACACAAGCGGGTGCGAACACCGCGGCACAGGCTACGCAGCTTGGGCTGGCGGGCCTTGGTCAGGCCGCAGCAAACCGTGCCACGAGTGGACAACTTAATCTTGCTGGCACTGGGCAGGGCATGCAGGCGGCGGGTCAAGCCGGAGCCATGGGTGCGCAATCCGCGCAGATGGGTATGGGCGCGGCACAGCAAGCGGGTCAGGCTCAGATGCAAGGTGCACAAATGGGCATGCAAGGCGCTCAATCAGCGGGCCAAATGGGACTGGCAGGCGCTCAAATGGCGGCGGGAACGCAGGGCCAAGGTGCTGGACTTGGCATGCAGGGCGCACAGATGGGCATGCAGGGCGCAGGTCAGGCGGCAGGTTTGGGTGCTCAAGTTGGTCAGATGGGTCAGCAGTACGGTCAAATGGGACTGGCGGGCGCAGGTCAGATGGGCGCGATTGCTGGTCAGTACGGCCAGTTGGGATCGGGCATTGCGGGTGTTGGTCAGGGTCTAGGATCCTTGGGCATGCAGCAAGCGCAGCTTGGCGAGGCGCAACAGGGTCTGAACCTAAACGATATGAACACTTTGATGAACATCGGTGGTCAGGAGCAGCAGCAACAGCAGGCAATTCTGGACGCGCAGTTCGCAAACCAGTATCAACAGTATCAACAGCCGATGCAGGAGCTTGGTTTCTACTCAGATATTTACCAAGGTATGCCGATTGGTCAGTCAAGTTTCACGCAGGCTTCTACGCCGAGCCCAAGTTTCATGTCACAGGCTGGCGGGTTAGCCACCGGACTTTACGGTATGTACCGCGCAGGACAGTAAGGAGTTACTATGAACGTAAACGACAGAAAGCTCTTTTCGAATCGAGGCGCAAGAAACCGTTTGTCCCAGATGAGCGGTATCATGACTTCGTCCGAGCCGTTAATGAATGAGGTACAGAAGTTTGAGCGTGGTGGCGGAGTAAACTTTGCGGGTATTGCTTCTGGGCAACTGTCGGACACGGACAATGTGGCAGAGGTTTCTGCATTGATTCAACGCTTCATTACAAACACTGATCCAAACTTTAAAGAGCAGATATTTGGTGATGCCCGAGCGGACATTACGTTGGAGATGGCGCAAGACAAGATCATAGAGATTTTGACGCAACGTGGGTATGGAGCAAGCGAAGCTTCCGATCTTGTGTCTGCCGCTTCGTCTCGCTTGTTAGATCCTAATCTTGAAAGTTCCTTTAGACCGTTAGGAGAATCTCCTAACTACAAATTAAATCGTCCAGAGAGTTATATTAATAGAAATTACCCTGAGCTTGGCGGGGACCGGACGTTCAGAGATCCAAGTCAGCAGACTGCCGCGATTCCTGTTTCGTTGCCCACGGCGGAGTTAATGCCCAGCAATGTGAACCCAGAGGCCGCTCAAGGTGTAGCTTCTTTAATGCAGCCTCCTGTTTCTAGTGGATCTAACGTGGAGCAAACACTTACGTCGGGGCCTTCGGTTGAGTCGCAACGCCCTGTGTTGGCGGGTGTGCCGACGGGTTCAGAAGATTTGATGGTGGGTGCATCGGACTTAACCAGCCCTATATTGCCGCCTTCTTCACCTCCTGAAAGCAACGACTCTGGAGAAGTTGAACAAGAATACATTATTAACATCCCAGGGTTTTCAGAACCTGGCGAATATTTGCGCGTTAAAGCAAGTACATTAATGAAGTTAAACGATGCGATTCCAGATCTTATGGGTCAACGAGACGCATTGGTGGAAGAGGCTCAACTCATAGAAGATAGCGTTAGAACTAGGCCAGGAGACGCTGTTGTTGGGACTCGTCTTAATAGGTTGTTTGAGCCGAGTGCCCCAGAAGCCGTAGCGGCTCAAGATCCTGTAATGTTCCCTGGAGAGTTGTCTAAGGCTTTTGTTCCTCAACAGGATGTACAGACAGAAGGGTTTATTCCACCTACTATCGGCGCAACGGAACTCAATACTCCGGCTGTTCGCAACGCCATGGCGCAACCTCCGAGTGCGGGCTTGGCAACAGAGCTTATGTTGGCGGCGCAACAAGGACCCGCTCCGGATCCAAACGATGAGATATTGGCTCAAGCTCGGGCGCTTTTGTCTGATGAAGCTAATGCTCGTATTGACAGTGGAGACACGCAAGGAACGATAGCCAATGCTCTGGGCCCTGATTCCCCATTATTGGACGCAAATCAACTTGCTTCCGAAGAACTAGCCGCAGCTGCGGAGGACGACGGTTTTGTTCCAGTGACCTTAAATCAGGGCACGATGGGTATGTCTGTCTTTGACTACAACCCAGAAACAGGGGCCATCCGCCCACGCGGAGGCAATGCGGAGATCATGCTAGGAGGCGGATCAAAAGCAGAAGCTAACGTGCAGAAGATGGTTATAGATCAGTACAACTTCGACACGAACGTACAGCCTCAAATGGAAGCTGAACGCGTTGCCGAGGATGCGCAGCAAAGGTTTGAAGCAACAGGATCTGGAGAGTTTTTAGATTTAGCGGCGAAGGCCGCGAGAGAATCTCGTGAGATTGCGGCCAAAGAACCCGAGGCTCCACCCTCTGCGGTGGATCAAGTTCTTAGTAGGACTAAACCATTTAAAGATGTGCCCTATGCACTGGATGAGATTGAGGCGCAACAACTCCAAAAGGCGGAAGCCGCAGCAAAACCCGAGGTTGTAGAAGCCGAAGCAGAAGCGGCGGCTGTAGAAACCGCTGACGAGGAAGTAGGCGGCGATCAAACGACTCCTGACTTAACCCCAGAGCAACGAAGAGAAGCGGCGGAGAATGCGGGTAGATCTGGGCCCTCGAACCTCCAGCCTATTGTAGAAATTGCTAATTCAAATAAAACGCCAGAGGAAAAAGCAACAGATACGTCCAATCAAATCTTTACTGAGATGACGGGCCAAGAAGTAAACTTGTCTCCCAAAAGGCGTATGAGAAAATGTTTAGCGAAATGCTAGGCATGAAAGACAAAGACGCTGAGAAGGAAATGTGGCACAACATGGCAATGATTGGATTTGCTATAGCCGCGGGCGAAAGCCCCAATGCTCTGTCCAACATAGCCAACGGGTTGCTTGCGGGCACGAAGATGATGAAGCAAGATCGAGCCACTCAGCAAGCGCGTACAGATAAAGTTAAACTAGCTGCGATGAATCGAGCGTTTCAATTAGAAGATGCTGAAACAAAATTTGGCAGGGATTTACAGCTTGTTGGCGCCCGAAATATAGGGTCAGACAAATACACATCAACCAGAGAAAGAACTCGTTTAAAAGAGCTTATTGTTCGCAGTCCGTTTGATTACCCTGCTCTTCTGGATGACAGTGGTCAACTTGACCCCTCTAAGTTAAACACATATTTGGATCAAGTAGTCTCTGAAGAAATCACTGAGGCCGATATACCTACTCAAGAACAAGCTATAGCTGAGTACAAAAGTGTTCTTAAAACCAAACCAGAGTTGAAAAGCGTTATGCTAACACGACTTAAAAATAAAGGGTATGATGTAGCGGGGCTTGAATAGTATGGCAGGTTTGTTCGACGACTTATTAAAAACAGACAGCCCGACACCTTCTGGTTCAAGTGGTGGTTTGTTTGATGATCTGATAGAAGACGCGTCCGACGAAGAGTCGGATCAAACGGTCATCGGGTCGATAGCCCGTGGCGCTGGTGCGGGTATCGTAAACATCGGTCAAGGTTTGACAGAACTGGGAGCGGCGGGTCTAGCGTCTGCTGATCTAATAGAAGACGGGGCCCAACAGAAAGTCACCGACACCTTTGAGGGCGTGAAGGACAGTCTGGGCCTAGTGCCAGAACGCTCCGCAGGTAAAGTCGCAGAAGTTATTACGACATACGCAACCCCTGGGTTAGGGGTGTTTAGTCTTGTTTCCAAAGCGGACAAGGCTCGTAAAGCTTTGCAATCAGGGACCGCGATTCCCGCTGCTCGAACATGGTTCGGTAAGGCCGCGCAATCGTTTGGAAGAACTGCGCCTAAAGCTTTGACCCAAACAAGAGCGGGTCGCGCTGCTCTGACCACGGCAGGGACAGGCATAGCAGATGTGTTGGTGTCTCCTAGCACCATGACCACCTTGGCAGATAGCTGGGACGCTATGCCAGATCTTATGAGAACAGAAGATGAGTTCGGTCTAACGGGAAAGGAGCTCGCAGCGGTACGGCTGAGAAACAAGTTCCGGCTTGGTATAGAAGGCGCGGGCTTTAACCTTGCTGGGGAAGTTGTGCTGCCTGTAGCGGGGGCCGTGATCCAAGGAATTGGCCGCACAGAACTGTCGGGCGTTCCGACTTTGGCTCGTGGCCTGTCGGCTGGAATGAATTACTTAGGGGATAAAGCAAAAGGTTTGTTTCCTAAATCTGCGGACTTCTTAAAGAAGAACTTTACCGCGGATGGGCTGGCACCCAACGAAATAACCACCGCTGTTCGTACCGCGGAAGGCATGACCGAGGCTCAAGAAGCAGCGGCATCTAAACTTTTACGCGAGTATGAGTCTGCAATTAGCAAAGCTATTCGCCTGCAACGTCTTACAGGTCGGGGCAAGTCCGCCACGCAACGAGCGTACAACGACACGATGGACTTTCTCACAGGCAACATGAGTAAGGATGACTTTACTAAGGTTTATGGTGCCAAGGCCCGGACTGCTGTGGATAACATGCGCAGTAAGATCGATGATCTAAGCGTAGAGTTTGAAAACTCTGTTCGCTCTGCTCCAAACCTTGATCCTGCCCGACAGGATGAACTCTTACAGCAGTTCCAGAACAATCAAGGGACATACATCCGACGGCTGTACGAGCTACACTTAGATCCAAAGAAGTTCCAAGATGTAAACCCAGAATCCATGCCTCAGTACAAAGAGGCCAAGCAACAAATTATAGATGTCATCCAAACTCGGACCCCGACCATTGATACTCAGACCGCGGACCAACAAGCCACGCAGTTTATCAACGACATATTTAACAAGTCTTCAGTCAACTCCTTTGGTTTGACGCCAGAGGCGGCTGCTAGACAGGCTGGTTCTGGTGTGGCGAAAGGCGCGAAGGAAGTGGTAGGGCGCACCTCGCTGTTTAAGTTGGCAGACGGAATGTTAAAAGATCGTTCGGCGTTCTTGGAACAAGCTCCTGTGCTGCGGGAAATGATGGGCGAGGTTCGTAATCCAAAGGAGGCGTTCCTACGCACAGTGGACAACATGTCTACTACGATGGCCTCGCAAAGATTGTTTGACTCGATCAGCAACACCGCACAGTCGGCCTCGACCCCAGGGCAGGTTCAGTTCTTTGACGAGGCCGTTCAAAAGATGAACGCAGGCGGACGGCCCTTTGCCATCAACGGAAACAACCTGACTGATGATCAGGTCAAAGTTCTTACGGAAGAGTTGAACTATACCAAGATGGGTGAGTTTGATTCGGAGAACGTGTTTGGTGGCAAGTATGGATCTTTGTCTGGCAACTACGTTCCGACCGAGATTGCTAATAGTTTGACTACACCAAGTCGATCACAGTCTTTTGTGCAGGATGC